TATCATGCTATCGAAGAACAAAACGGAAACCTAATATTTTACGATGGTTGGACAGCAGGTAGACCGATTACCCGTCCCCCGCAGAGTTGGTGTTATGTCGAGGAGGTAGATCTATGACCGCATCGACCATAGCAGGAATAGTCATAACGGTGGCGGCATGCGCGGCATGGCTCGGGTTTCAGATCTGGCTGTACATCAAGTGCGGAAAGGACGAGTGACATGAAAGAGTACATATTACCGAAAGGACACCGGATCGAGGAAGTGCCAACGCCGGGACAACGCGGACAGAAACGAAAGCCGGACAGGACGATAGATATTTGCTTAAACTGCCCGATGCAGAAATGTAAGGGCGAATGCGACAGAGTGAGGAGGAAAGGAAATGCTGGATAGACGTAAAAAAAGACAGATAGAATGGAACTTCTTCAACTACGAAGCAAACCGAAAGTTAGGCGCCGAGTTGCTACAGGAGATAGCCGAGAGCGGCACGACAGTATGCTATGACCGGGTCGGGTTTGGTAGCGAGGTTGGGAATCCTACGGAAAGCAAGGCGATTCGGTACATTACAAAAGCGCAACCGTATTACTGGGCGAAAGTAGTTGAGAATACCCTGACGGCCTTTCGATTCGAGCCTGTACATGATATTCTAGTAGAGCGCTACATAAACCGTAGAAACCACAGGGACATATTGAGAGACTACTTCGGAAGCGAGAGAAGCTACTACTATGCACTGGATCGAGCGCTTGAATATGCGTATATGTGGGCGCGAGAATACGGGATACTGTAAAAAAAGTTTGAAACTGCAAAAAGTTTGCAGTAAATTTCCGAAAATATGTGTTATAATAGTATCATGAAAAATTACCGGAAAGGCAAGAGGCGATAAGTCCCTTGCTTTTTTCATACTCAAAAGGAGAGTGAGCCGATGTGAGTTTAACAGAAAAACAGCAAGCCTTTTGCGAGCATTACGCGGCTTGCTTAAATGCGACGGAGGCGGCGAAGAAAGCCGGGTACAGTGAAAAGACAGCATACTCGATTGGTGCGGAGAACCTGAGAAAACCTGAAATACAAAAATACATACAGGAAATTATAAGACAGGCGCAAAAGGGTCGAATAGCGACGATAGAAGAGGTGTTGACATATTTGTCTGACACCATGCGGAACGAGCGAGAGCAGACACGAGAGCGGACGAAAGCGGCGCAATTACTGCGGGAAGCTCTGGCGGATTCAGGCGACGACGGACGGGAGGAAACAGGCTTCGTGGTGACAGTGGAGGATTTCTCATGATACGGTTACCTATTCCAAAAGAGTATAAGCCGCTGTTGGATCCGACGGTGCGGAAAGTAGTGGAAGAAAGCGGACGAACTACCGGGAAATCCACAACGAACGAAACGGTGGCTATAAAGCTGGCGTTGGAGAGCGAATATAACAATACGTTGTATATGCGAGCAGAGCAGAGGGACTTGCGGGATATATTCAATTCGACACTTGCTACAATACAGTCGTTGGAGCTAGACAATCTATTTAATTCGTCTGTTTCGCCGTTTCGTATATGGTGTAAGAGAACAGGCGCAACGATATACTTTCGCGGTATAAACGGAAAGACAGCCGATGACCTAACGGCGACAAAAGGATTTGTTCCGTTGCCGAATCGGACGCTAGCTATGGCGATACTGGACGAGGCAAACGAGGTCAAATGTTTCAACCATGTACGGGCGGCGGAGACAACGGTCAATAAATTTCTGTTGCCGACGGGAAAGATCGTGTATGCGTACAATCCGCCGGCCAGTCGCAAGCATTGGGCAAACCAAGAGTTTCCGCGTATGGTTCGAGAGGGCGCAACACGAATCCATACCACATGGGAAAACATACGCAAGCTGCTGAAACCGGCAACGATAGAGGAAATACAGCACATGCGTGAGAACGACCCGCGACATTATGCCTATTGGTACGGCGGCGAGATAGTAAATTTGGAGGGAGCGGTAATATGGTCGTTTGACCGGAATAAGCACATGATACGACTGTCGGACTTGCAGCGCAGGATAGGCAGAAACATATGGTATCAGCCGGTACATATGTTCTACGGTGTAGACAGCGGCATAACGGCGGACGCAACAGCAGTGAGCGCATGGGGCATTTATCCGGACGCGCGATTCATAAAGCTGGGAACGATGTACCTGGATATAAAAGAGCAACGGCGTAAAACGGGGCTGAAAGGTATATCGCATACCGATCAAGTGCAAATAATGTACGATTGGTACACGGGATTTCGGGAACGGATGCAAGGCTATGGGATCATAATTCCCGAAGAAAAGAACGAACGTTGGTGTTTTGACGGCGCGGCGCTGACGCAAGACTTAATGCTCGAATGGCGTAAGACTACCGGGTTTCAGTCGGTGGCCGTAACAAACAAAGATGTAGAACGCGACAATGCACGGCTGGTCAACAGTTATAAATCCGATTTACTGTATATACTGGATACGGAAGAAAATAAGGTCTCTGCAGAAGAAATGGAGACCTTTTGTTATAATGAGGATAACGAAATACCGGAAGGGCAGAGCGATCACACGATCGACGCAGACAAGTATGCGACCTACGAGTATTATTATCACTTTATTTAGGAGGCAACCTTATGGGATTTGAATATCCACAGTATTTGCAAAGCTATCTGGACAAAAAGAACGAGAGCCCTTTCCAGTCATTTGTAAATACCAGCCAGTACTACGCCAACACAAATGCGTATGTGCTGACATACTTAAACCGCATTGTACGGCAGTGCATGGCGTATGCGAATGCGACGCACGACGGCGCGTACAATCAAGGTATCAGTACGAATATAGGCCATACCGCAATCAAGAACGCAGTCAAGCTCATAAAAGGCGATAAGACGCTGTTTAACGGCGATGACGTAGCGTGTAAGTTTCTAAGCGACACGTGGACGAGTTACGCACGATTCGACTTGTTTCTGGACGAAGCCATAACGTACATGCTACAGGGAGGCACGGCGCTTATAAAGCTGAATAAAGACAGTCGGGGACGATGTTCTCTGTCGGCCAGCCGCGTAGATCGTAACATGTTTACAGTAAACGATACCGGAGATATAATAGACGCGGTGTTCTTCCTGACGCTTTTGTCGAGCACGAAAAACGGCTCCGAGTCGCGGCAGTATTGGCTTGTAGAGCACCGTTACTACGAAGAGAACGTGCCGACAGTCGTATATCATGCACACATGAAAAGCGGTATGGCGGGCAACGAAACGTTGCCGCTAATCGAAGCGGACGGCATAGCTTTTGAAGCATTGCCGCCAGATGCACAAACAAGCGTAAAACGCTTAGGTATAACGCTAGATGAGCAGATGTCGCTGCCGTTCCAGGACGGATTGGGCGTGTGGGCGTTGCTGAATACCGGCACCAATAGTTGTGTGCCCGGTTTGCGAATGGGCGACCCTGCGCTGTACGGTGTTCTGGATTTACTGTGGGCGATTGATACGGTGTTCAGCGGGTCGGTCATAGACGTACTGAACGGACAGGGCGTGATACTCGTACCGCAGCAGCTGCTCAAAACGCTTAACGAAGGGTTGGCACAGATTAAGGACGGCTTACAGTTAAAGGTGCATGACGATCTGCGGCCGCCGGCCGAGAACTTCGTATACGTGTCGGTGCCGCAAGATAAGGAGTTCCCGCCGCAGGCAGTTCAGTTTGAGATACGCGCACCGCAATATCAGGGCATGTTCGAGATGTATCTTAAACAGTTCGCCGTCAGCTTCGGGTATGCGCCTACAACGCTATTCCCGTACCTGCAAGACAGTTCGCCGAAAACCGCTCGGGAAGTAACAGCCGAGGAAAATCTGACGCGCGCCACGGTGCAGTCGGCGCATAGGCTTATCTTGCCTGAACTGAACCGCGCCATAGCCGAGGTGCTTTATCAAGCAGGCTTTACAGGAAAGGCAACGGTTCAATTGAGCGATTACATTGGCAATAAGCTCATGCGTGACGAGAATGTTCGGCAGAACTATGCGTCAGGGCTATTGCCGCACGAGACGGCCGTGCAGGTGGTCAACAGCTTGACAGCGGCTGAAACACAGGAATATATGGACAAAATACGCAACGAGCAAAAGGAAAACGCTTTCGGCGCGAAGATGTACGACGAAACGGATTACTTCGGCGGGTGAGCATATGGAACTGGCAGACAAGGGTCTGAACCCGCAGGCGCAGGCAATCGAGGAAGCGCAGAGCGAGATTCGTATCGCGGTGCGCGACGGGTGGCTGCATATGTACCCGAAAGCGGTTATTAACGAAACCGTGCAGAAGATAATACGCGAAGCACTAAAACAGTTGAAAACGCCCGACCTGCGGGACGCTGCGTATAGGTCGCTCAACGCGTTTGCAGAAAGGCAGTACAGTACGTATTTGCAACATTTCGGCTACGATACGACGGTATTCCTCGCCATGATGACACTGAACGGCAACATACGTTCAGTAGTGGCACGGGAGCGAGCGGAGCGTATCGTAGAGGAGATACAGCCGCGGTTTGAAACGGACGCAAAAGGCGTACCGGCTAAGATGTATGCAAAAGAGTATTTTGACAAGCTGGTCAAGCCGGTGTTCGAGGAACTGGTAAAACAAAATCCGTTAGACCCCGGAGATATAACCGGACACAACACTATGCGTAACCGTGCGGAAATGGAAGTAAGATATAATGAGCATTTGCAACAGATAGCCGATCTGAAGAGCGACGGCGTAAAGTTGGTCGTAAGTAGCGTACATGCCGACTGTTCCAACCGTTGCTATAAATGGCAAGGGCGGGTGTATAGCTTGGATGGGACAAGCGGGGTGACGGAAGACGGACAACGGTACGAGCCGTTAGAAAAAGCGACGGACGTGTACTACCCAACGAAAGCCGGGAAAGTCTACAAGAACGGACTGCTCGGCTTTAACTGTAGGCATTATCTAATGCCGTACAAACCGGGCATGGTGATACCGTACGTGAGCAAAAAGACGCAGCAGAAAGAGCGATCAATCAATACCAGACAGCGCGAGCTTGAGAAAACGGTGCGCTATTGGGAAACGAAAGCCGCGCAGAATAAGGACGTGAACAGGGAAGAGTACCTTGCAGCACGCAAGAAAGCCATAGAGTGGCGACAAGAGTACAGGCAGTTCAGTCGTGACAACGGACGGGCGTATTATCCGAGCCGAATCAAACTATTTGAAGAGGAGAAAAGACAATGAAAACATGGACACGGAGCCGCGATCACCCTCGCGGTTTTTTCATGCCACAAAAAAATAATTACGGAGGTAAAAACAAAAATGGCATTGTTTGGCAAGAAAGAAGACAAAAAGCCTTCCACTCTCGATGAAGTGCGCAAGGCTTACGAAGACTTGTCCGAAGATGACAAGAAGTCGTTTCATCAGTCCATAGCAGACCGCGCACACGAGAGCATCGCGGCGCAGGAACGGGCGGACGGAAACGAGAACAGCCAGTCGGCGGAAGCGCGGGAGCACGAAGCGCTCGGCGCGGAGCATGCGGACGGCGAGGGCGACGTGGACGAACTGCACGAGCAGGACGACACCGCCGAAGAGAAGCGCGAGGACGCAAAAGACGAGGCGCGCGAGGAAGCACAGGAAGAACGGCACGAAGAAACCGGCGACGCTATGCAGGCCATACTGGATCGGTTGGCGAAGATCGAAGAACGGCTGGCGACCGAAAAGGCGTCGGACGAAGCCGCGCTTGAAAACGCCGAAAAAGTGTACGGACTCGGCAACGGCGTATTTGCGTCGGAGCGAGAAGAACAAAAAGCCATTTCCCCGAAAGAAGCGGCGGAAATTACCAGAAAAATTAAAGGTTAAAACCAGGAGGATAAAAAACAATGGATAACATCATTTCTACGGGTCTTAGCGATACCCAGGTGTATTTGCAGAACGCGGCGAACTTGAAAGCGCCGTTCAATTACGCCAAGCAGAGCGGACAGTTTCCTGCATTCGGAGACATCATGGTCAACCGGCGTCTGTCGTCGATGTGGCAGGTGCTTCATCTCGACGCAAGAATCTTCGTTGACGGTTTGGGCGTAACCAGCATGTCGGCAGAGGCGGAAGACGCAGCGGGCGTACGTATCCCGTTCCTTGCACCGCCCCCGCGCCGTATGCGTACGCTCGGCATAACGCCGTGCCCGACCGGTGAAACGCTTGGTACACCCGGCAACAGCGGTCCGTTCAACGTAAACCTGCCGAACGCTATGCAGACGAATGCTGTCGACATCTGGTTCAATCAGCTGTACGATGAGGCGGCACAAATTTCGCGCGACCAAATGCGCATGATCGGGAATAACCTGGATATTCTCGGCCAGTATACGGCCAATATCCCGCAGGTAACCGCTATGCTTATGGACGCCGAAATAATGGCCACACAAATCGGCTCGGCGCTTGGTTTCTCGGGCGGAGCAAGCAATCGCAATATTCTGCCGTACAACAGTAAAACGGAAACTAAAGGCTATATGCAGGGCATCATGAACCAGTTGGGTACTTCGCTGTCCAACGTGCGCGGCGCATATGCCGAAGGTATTACCAGTTACCCGGTCGAAAAGAGCGTGTACATACTGCGGTATAAAGCGTTCAATAAGCTCATGACGATCGATAACGGAGCAATCGTGAACTCGGACATCGGTCAAAAAATTCTGCTAAACGGCAAGTTTGACGATTCGGGCACGCGGTATCTCGGCGGCGCCGTAATGGGCATGTACCGCGGCATACTGATTAAAGTTGTGCCGGACGAGTACTTCGATATGGCGGCCGGACTGCTGAACCTGACCAAAGAGGAAAAAGCGCAGTTTGATAAAATCGACGGCTATATCTGCAACGGTATCGGCACGTACTTCGGTCGTGCTTCGGTCGTAACCGACGTAGACAAGTCTCCGACGACCTCTATGGGCATGATTGTCCGTAACGACTGGCGTTGGGGTACAAAAGTAGCGCGCGCGTCGTCGATCACGTTACTGATCGATACAACCAACGATCTGGGCGATTTTGTCAATCCGGTGCCGGTGTTCAGGGGCGTGATTTCGCCGAACGACCTTGAGGCGGTGCTCGACACCTACAACGATACAAGCTACGTAGACGGGGAGGGTACGATGCAGAGAGTAGGTTTTACGACTTCGACGCTGACGACCGACGTGACGCTGACCGTGACCGGTACGTCCGCTGCGGCAGTGGCCGACGCAACGCTCGTTGTTCTTGATGAGGACGGCACCACGCATTCGTTCGGCAATAACGGCGACGGCACGTACAACTTCACGTTGCCGCGCGGAGCAGCCGCTACCGTAACGGTGACCGCGCCGGGATATACGCCCGCAACGCTTAGCATAGCAGCGACCGATACGGCGCTGGCTACGAAAGCGCTTACGCAGGCGCTGACCGCCGCAGCTAAGTCCGGCAAGTAACAAGGCAAGCCTTTCCGAGGGGTTTTTGGCTGAATAAAGCCCCTTTCCAATAGACAACGGCAAGGAGTATAAAATATGCAGTTTGACGAGAATAAACACCCGAGAAATGGTGACGGCAAATTCACCGCGGGGCACGGAATGAAAAAAGCGCCTGAGCATGAGAATCTGCCGAGCGCGAATAGGTTGGTGGAGAATTACGAGAAGAGATTCGGCGAGGTAGAGGACGAACTTGATCCTGGAGTACTCCCTAAGTTTGAGGCGAAAGAGGAGCTGAATCAGTTTCTTGGCGAAGAATTTAAGGATGTAAAGGGGAAAGCAGCTATAGACAAAATCATTCAAGAAAAGCGTGGACACGTTAAAGGTGCATTTCATCGGGAAGATATAGGTTATATTGATTTAGTATGGGGAGACGATTATGCAGGGCTGAAGCATATTATTCGACAACGAGAAAAACAAGGAATAGATATAAACGATTTCCTAAGCGATTTGACCGACACAATAGAAAATGGCGATTTTATCAAAAAGAACGACAAGGGTAATTATGAATTTCTCTATAATGGCAAAATGGCAATTGTGGCTCCGGAATACCACGGAAATAAATTAACGTTTCTATTGACGGCTTATAAAACTCGATACAAAAATAAAAAAGCACCATAAGTATGGTGCTTGAGTAGTTGCACGGGAAGCCCGCATCCCTTCCATTACTTAGCAGCTAAGCGGTAAATTTCTGCTGTCGCACACCTACTATTATTAGTATACACCATTTCAATAAAAAAGTCAATATCTAAAGGAGAAAATTTTATGAAATATCCGAATGATGATGAAATCATGAAATACGACTATGCGGACCACCGCTACGTTTTAACCGAGGATGGCGTTCAGTTGCAACTCGGGATCAATCTTGCTGTTACTCTCAATACGACCGGCGACGCCAACCCGAGTACGCTTCCCGAAAGAATCTTAAAGCGTGTTTCGCAAACGGTATATTTATGGATTTATGAAGCTAGTATGAATCCCGATTGGTTGGAGTTTTTGCTAGCGGTGTATCCGCCTATGCGTGATAAAATACGCGAAATGTTGCAAGCACAGTTGCTGTATGTGCTCACCAATAATTTTATCAGCGACTATTCCGGTATCAATATTGCTAAAGGGCACATCATGGACATCGAAAAGATACGAGGCCGTGCGAAAGTAGCTTCGGAAGTAGAGACAATCGCCAATCAGCCAATCCCAGGGGTTGGTTATTCGCTCAAGTACCGGGGCGCATTGCCGTGCGTGCCTTATGATTTCTATCATAGGGGGTACTAAGTATGTTGCAAGCATTAAATAGCCTGGGACACGATCAGTTCGAGTATGCGCGTTGGTGCCCTGAAACAAGCGATTCATACAAGATAATAAAAGTGTCTATCGTTTCGGAGAATGCTAAGCGCTGGGATACCGTCATTGCCAATCTAGTCACACAGTCGAATAGTACAGTACTCTTGACAAGCTACGCTTATCCGTACGAGGAGCGTCAACACATTTTTTACCGCAATAAATGGTGGGAGATAACGGCAGTAGGAGAAAAGAACCTTGACGTCAATCCACAGTCGCTCGCACTCGTCAACTCGGTTATCAATAAGCAGTGCGTACTGGAGATTCAAGAGGGGGATTGGCTATGACGGCAAAAGAGATACAAGGTCTAGCCAAAGAGGCGTTGGAGCTTGTGCGAGCTATGTCCCCGATAGACACCGGCAACTTGCGGTATAACGGCATACGCATAGAATGGCCGAATGCACTGACATTTCGAATATACGTAGAGGATGAGCATATTGCGCCGTACATGAAGTACACGAATGAGGTTTGGGAGCACAAGTTGATAAAAATGGGTAACTTCGTCCCCGGCCAGGTCATAGAACGCATGCGCACCTGGGACAACCCCAACGAGGGGTGGTGGGATAGAGCGGCAAGAGCGGTCGCCGAACTGGTGGCGGCTAAAACAGGAGGAATATTACAATGATAGCATTACAGACGCTTGCGCAGACAATCGAGAACGCTCTCAATGCGAGCCAGGCCGCCGAAAAGGCCGGGATTCGATATGTAATCTACTCGGACGCAGGAAAGTATAAAAAAGCACTGGAAACGCGCACGCAAAAACAGCGGTACACCAACGGCGTATTGCGTATAGTGGGTTCATCCGTCGTACCCACGCAGTCGATAACGGTAGCGACGCAACAAGCGTCGCTCGAGATCTGCGTGCCACTGTCCCGTCCGGCACAGGACGATGAAACTATAGCGTTACACAGAAGTATATTGGACAACTACTTTTCGGCTGTAAAAGTGCAGCTGATACCGGATAACGGAAAAGCGTACAGCGTAAGTTCGACATATTCGCTTGCAGATTCAGGAACAATAGAGCAGCGCCCGAAAGTAGGCAGCAGCTATACGTTTACGGTGAATATAGAATACTCGTTTATTGAGGGCGGCTTGTCATCGTATGATTGCGTGTTTACACTCGACGGCGCACAGATACCATATACGACTGCTACGATAACACGTAGGCCAACGGCCGAAAGTAACCCGTACAGCAACAGCAGCGGGCAGGCGAGGAACGTCAACACGGCTACCGCGCTTAGTTTCGACTTTCAAGTCCCTGCGCAAACCGCTGTAAACGGCTTGAGCGAGGTTATATTGGCACAAATACTCGCCGGAGATATGAATGCTACCCACGAGCTTACGGTCGCTCTGGGCGCAAATAGTCATACGTATAATGTCATATTCGGTCAGACGGATATAGTGGTAACAGGCGTGGATAATGCCGGGCATAATATATCGTTCATAGAGGCAGCGCCCTCAATAGGAGGTTAGTATGGCAAGTGGGACATATCATATTACAGTACATTTTGAATCAGAAGGCAAAAAGTCCCCGATAGCCGGTAGCGGCACGACGCCGACAGACACGGGCGGCGGAACGGGCGGTGTGTCCGACGCCCAAAAAGCGATTGGGAAAGGCCTGATAAGCTACCGTTCCTATGTAAAGCCGTTTGTAAATCAGCTGGTATCGCAGCAGATAAGTACAGTGTCACTACGCACCGGGGCGCAGGAACTGCAAGACCGACTGTCTTTCGGGTATCAAATGGTGCAGTCGGGCGTGAACATGGTGGAGAGTATAGCCATAGGCGCCATGATGGGCGGTGCAGCAGGCGCTGTAGTCGGCGCCGTGATGAGCGTCACTACCACCGCGATTAGTTATGCTAATAAGCAGCAGACGATTAACTTACAACGAGACGTTGAAAATGCTTCGTTAAATAATATGGCTGTGCGTGCGGGTGGAAGTTTGGCGAGTTTCTCAAAAAGTAGGGAGCGCAGGCAATAGAAAAGGACGACCATACGGCCGTCCTTGCATTATACAGAAACGCGAGAATGGAAAATAACCGAATTATCGGAAATATCCTTAACGCATTGCTGGACGATAAACGTCCCCATCTCAAATTGTTTTGCGGCAGTATCCATTGCTTCGTCGAATGATTTATAGTAGCCGATTACACTTTCATCTTTAATAGCGACATATTCCCCAATATGTCCCTCGCATATCTCTTGCAAATGCGATTTGAAAAACTCGTAATCTTTACGGGTAGGTTCCATATTGACCTCCAGTTAAATCAACATACTTAGAATATCATTAAAAATGAGTGTCTATTAATAATCATATTATACGTGTTTGTCAAGTGTTTTGTAAAAAAATGTTAGCTTACTCGCTAACCTTTTCCTTGTCGTCGTCTAATTCGGCAAGAGTTTTCTTCGCTTTTTCAATCTTGCGTTGCTTTTCCGCTTCCAGTCGCGCGGCCTTGCGTTCCCGACGCGCTTGCAGTGTGCTTTTCATAAGTTCGGAAAGGTCGGCACGGTTGATAAAGAAAAGCATAGTAATATTTAATGCCATTATTCCTAATAAACAGAGTAATAAAAAAATAGATTTGATAGCTTGAGAAGCTAATCCCTCAGTTCCATATACTACTCCTTCTCCAAAAAGTTCAGGATGAACTAGATGTTGAATGTCAATGAAAAATTTATCTGTAAAAAGATAAACTAAATAAAAAATAAGAAGAATTACGCACAAACCTAAACTAATAGAAAGAAAAATGTTAAATCTCTTTTTCATAGCAATGCACCTCTGCACTCAATATAACACACTTTATAAATTAAGTCAATTTTTATTTGGAGGATACAACAAATGTCGTTAAAAGAAGATGTACAAAACCTGTTGACAGAAAAGAGAGATGCGTCACCGGCACCGCAGACGCGTTACGCAATCCGTATCGACGGAGAAGATTACACTAAATATATACCAATGCCTATTAAATGGTCTGCACTCTTAGATGAAAGGCTAGATGAAGGGACGTTTTCGTTAAGGAATACAGACACTCCGTTATTTCAGCCAATGACAACAGTAGACATAAGTATTATGGATCCAGCAGAGGTATATTCATATCTAACTTTTCTAGTATCGTCTGATGAATCAATAGAGGTACCGCCTGGAAGCGGAAAGTATAATCACGAGTTGTCACTAATCGAGGAAACCAAGAAACTGGAGGGAATCATTGTCGATCCTATTACGTACACCAATGACTTGGGAAGAATGTATACTAATAACGCTAAAAATATTGTTGTTTCAGTTGTGGAACAAGGAAATGGTGGTCGTCCAGAACAAGATAAAATTAATCAAATAAAAGAGTCTTTAACGCCTAAACCCGTTGGGTCAGCGTATACATTTATCTCGTTAAAATCTCTGTTTTCAGGTTATGCATCGCAACCATTCTATCAGTGGAATACGGCAAGATTCAAAGTAAAGTTAAATGATGTTTATTTGCGAGACTATGAAGAAACTCATAATTTAGGGGAATTGCCGTCAAAATTAAATGATGAACCGCTTATTGTATCAAGTCTTAAAAATGGATATTATACTGTTGAATACTATCTAAATTTTAATAATGGCGGAGATGTTTCGGTGAAATATGAATTCGCAACCGTAGCAAATCAAGACCCGCTTCCGAAATGGAATATAACGACAGTAATAGAGCGATTGCTGGACTTGGCAGAGCCGCACTTAAAGAGCGAGCGACCGAAATACATGTTAAACGCAAAGCAAGCGGCACAATTTTCTAAAATCGAATCTCCGGAATTTGCGTTCAGCAAATGCACATTGAAAGAGGCACTTGATCAAATCGGGGGATATATACACGGAATACCTAGACTGGAAAGCAATGTGATACGGTTTGATATGCTAGGAGGAACAGAAGAGGCAGAATTATCGAATCCACAGTATCCATACATAGAAAACCGTATGCAACAAAATATAGAAAGCTATGCCACAAAACTAGACAGTACGGTAGATAATATGGTAAATATCTTAGATTCAGACGAGGGAGTAATCACTGAACCGTATATAAGAGGATACAAGACGGTACGTTCAGAGCAAGCGTATGCAGAGATCAGCGACGGAAATATGACGATAGTCACCAATTTTCCCATACAGGCAGTCACGAAATTGGAAGTTGGGCCACTTCCTGACGGCTCAACGGGCGATATAACCCCTTATGTGTTTGAAGCGGCAGACTATGGCCGGATGTCATCGTATGACGGGCAATACCCGTCCAGTAAAGCGTTTGCTGTATATTATACACAGGGGCAACCAAATATTAAGGGACTATCATTTAAGTCGCCGAATGTTACAGGAGGAGCGGGAAGCAAGTATTCTATTGCAAACATTATTAAAGAGGTTACCGGATATAATTTAGCAGGCAATTGGAGCTCAGATTATCCTAAGTTATCCTTTCGCATAACGTATACGCCTATATTTTCGGCACGTGTTGAACAACACAAGCTATACTATCCGGAAATGCACCCGCGGACTCTTGCCTATAATCAATCGGCAAACTTGATAGAGACCAGATATTACGGAGAGAATTTGCGAGGTGCAATAGCACGCATAGGGAATCCGGAAATAATACGCACATATAGATTAAAAAGCACTCTTTTGATTCCAAAAGTTGGACAGGCATGGGGAGATTATTATGTAAGCTCGGTAGACGTAGCGTTATATCCTTACTATGTAGATTGTACAGTGGGACTAAGTAAGGATTTTAATCGGTTAAGTCAGTACATAGGAATCAATTCTATGTTGCGAATGTATGAAGTGTCAGAAAAGCAAGCATATAATCGGGATATAGCATATGCGGATTATTGTGTAATCGGAGATTCTATAGAGTCGGACACGCGGCAACTATTTGAAACTTTCGGGCAGTTTGACATTGTCAACACGTTTTATCAATTAAGTGGAGTTGTCTCAGAATATCCAATATCGGCGGCCGGCGTGACGACAATGGACGATGGCCTAAATACTATTGCAAATGTCACGTTGCCGGTTATATCGACGGCAATGGGAAATAGTATAGTATTTTCGTTTTACTTCGATGATAATTTTTCCGCAGGCGAGAAAAGTGTAAAGGGTACAAGCGGCGGCGCAAGCGGATACTGGCAAACGAATGTACCGTATTGCGACTATTACGGACGATTTACGTATATGCAGTTTTACTTGGCAAAAATCGGCATAAACCCGGGATTTGACTGGGATGTTGGTTACGAATTGCCGCAGGGACTTTATGGATTAGGCGAAACGGACGAGCATGGAGATGAAAAGCCTATCTATACGCAAGCCTATAATCCCTTAGTCGTGCGAAAAAATAATACAGAAATCATACGGATGAATTATCAACTGCATTATGTGACAAATCGTAAAACGATTGTTACCGGTCCAGCCCTTACGCACAATTGTCCGCTTGTGAGAGGAATTCGTCAGGGGCATAGCGCAATATTATATGTAATGCCTAGAAGAATAGGGAAATTTGATAGTATTGTTGACATAGGAAACGCAACAGTAGCAAAAGATTATTCCGAAGCTACGGGGATCACCATTATTTCTAAAAGTACTATTAAATTTGATTCAGTTACTGCGCCTGTTTCCGGTGAAGCATGGGCTGTAGTAGATAAGATTACAAATGAGTTGCTTATGGGAGAAAACGTAAAAGTCACAGCGGGTGAAGAAATCAATCTTCCAACATTTACATTGACTCATAAAATTTATAAAGGAGAGTAGAATATGGACGAAGAAAGCGTAAAACAATTTAAGGTGGGCATAGACGCGATACGCGGGGCGCGGGACGAATGCGAAACGATCGCCGAGTATCTGGAGCGGCTGATCGCGTCGTATGCAGTGTCGCCGGCGGAAACGCAAGCGGCACTGCCGCAATACCTAAATATCATCAAAGACGAAATGAACCACTGCTTGCGGTTCATTTTTAACGTATTCGTACCCGTCACCGGCATAGAGCCGGACACCGACGGACTGGAGGGCGAATAGTATGGTAATCTTTTTGAATCTGCACGGGACGGCGGAGAAGGTCGACCCGCAGCACGTTTATCAAGGTAGCAATAATGTGACCGATGTGACAGTGGTAGCCCCGTACACAAGTACAACGGCTATGCAGATAGGATTCATACTGCCGAACGGCCTGTACTGGGAAACGCCGGACGGCAGCCGATACGCACCCATGCAGTTTGTACAGCAGGACACGGTGGCGAACGTGTGCGTCTGGCACTACGAATTACGGCAGTCGGTGACCGAACAAATGGGAGACCTGTATATAGCTATCAACGCAGTAACAGGGAAAGGCAATACAACGAGCTATTTGTGCAAGGCTATCATTGAAGAAAGCGTATTGCCGAATCTTCCCGACGCGCCTGAACCGAGCGTGTATGAATTGTTACAGTTGTACATCAGCCGCTTAGACGGAATTACCGCCAACGTGCCGAACCTCGTAGCGAGTATCCAAAAGGTAGCGTCTAACGCATTCGCGTACACGAACAACAGCGGAGTGACGAGCGCGCCGATCGTGTTGGAGGGCGCGGACGCGCCGATTCCGGTCAACACGGCCAGTACGATAGAGATACCGCAGGAAGCGTGGCAAGCGGTTACGAACTCGGCAGGGGAACTGCTGCACTACGCATACACGATAACGGCAGGATTGCACGGACAAATGCGAGACGGAGCTACGGCGCAGGATCTGTGGGTGAACGCGGATACCGCAGACGGAACGGACTTGCAGGGATACTTCCCACATTATACGGTAGATGAAAGCGGCAATATCGCAATCCAAGTGAATCAGCCTGTCGGAATGACCGTGCGGGTATGGAACGGCAAAAGTATAGCGGATACAGAAGCGCGGGAACTGGTAGCCGAAGAAACGGCACGGGCGGAAAGCGCAGAACAGCAATTACAGACGCAGATAGACGAGTTGCAGAACACCGGCGTGGACACAACGGCGCGAGCAGCAATAGCGGCGGAAACAGAGCGAGCGGAGACGATAGAGAACAGACTGCAAACGGAAATCGAAACAGAGGCGACACGGTCGCAAGCGGCCGAGGGAGAGCTTAGGCAAGCCATTGAAAGCGAAACGTCGCGCGCCACTTCGGCGGAGGGGACGCTGTCTACGAGAATCAGTGCGGAAGTAACGCGAGCAAAGAGCGCCGAACAAAGTATTCGCAATGACGTGACAGCGATAGTTGAGACGGTATCGTTTACTTCGTCCTCATGGTTTGACACGTCAAGCAATATGGCTTATCTGGGAGTATTTCGAAAGACAGTCACTGTGCCGACCGGCAAGAGGATCGTACAAGTATTGGATAATGGCGGACAGCCGCGCGGAGCATGGCTCGGGAATGCAATATATGCAAACGGCCCGTTTGCGGGTACAGCAATAATACTTTAGGAGGTAAATAAAGAATGGACAACGTGTATTTGAGAAGGTTGCCGGGTACAACAGTACCGACGGTAACGGGAGCGGATGCGATCATCGCGGAAACGGGCGACGGAAAGCTGATGTGGGCAGACAGCGGCGGGGCAAAAAGAATTATGACGGTAGACGAAAGATACGAAGTCGGCGACCATGCAATACAGTTTTTTGGCGAACGAACTCCGGCAGAAAAGTACGGTGGCACGTGGGAGATAGACAGTGAATACGAAGGACGGGTTATAATTGGGTCTGGCGGCAGTTACACATTCGGCGCAAAAGGCGGTGAAGAAAAGCATACGCAGACGGTAAATGAAATGCCGGATCATATACATTCTTTAGTCGTTAATGCGGATGATCCTAACAGTTCCGGAGTAATAGCAGACTATATCGTATTGGATTATTCTACCAAGTGGAAAATATTTCAAGGCAATCTTGTACAGCCTGAGGGAGACACCCAACCGTTCAATATCATGCAACCTTATTGTGTTGTAAATGTGTGGAAAAAGATAGCAAATTAAAAAGGAGAAAATTTATGAAGATTTATAATCAAAACAAAACACAAGAACTCAAGGAAACCGAGATAGACTATACTCTCGGTAAACTCGTAGACGACAAGATAGCAACGATTCACCATGAAGCAACGGAAGCAACCGTTGCAAAAACAGCACGTGAGCAATATGATGAACGCAAAGCGGCGGGAGAGGCGGTAGAAGAAATAAAGGGCAAGCTTTACCGAGTGACAGCGACTTACAAGAACGGCGGTATGGACGTGGAGGAAATAACCGACATTGCCGCGGTTCCGGCAAAGGAAGCATACGATGAGTATGAAGATATAAAAGTCTACGTACCGTTTACCACCGACGAGTTGCGTGAGATTGCAAACCGCAAGCGCCATGCCGAGCTAAAAGCCGAGCTGGCAAAGATCAAGGAAGACATCGAGCAGGAAGTGTTCGGACTTGTACGTAACGACTACGCGGCGAAGAAAGCCAGAGCGGCGGAGATCGTAAACGAGCTTCGCGTGCTGGAAGGGAAAGAACCCAGAGAAATCATGGAGGTAATTTAAGTATGAACTGGATCAACGAAGCATGGGCGTGGGTTGTAGACAACATCGCGCCTTTATTGACGGCCACAAACCTCATAATGCTGTTGAACGTTATGTTCTCCCTGTTCCGGCAGAGGAGCAACATCAACGCGAATACGGCTTCGGGAAAAGAGCTTAAACAAACGCTGAAAACCTTGCAAATTCAGAGAGAAACGCTTGAGGAGCAGACGAGCGGGTTGGACAAGCTGAAATCCGAAGTAAAGGAAATGCAGGAAATATTATCTCATATGGCAAGTAAAGCCGACGCCGAATTGGATATTTTACATACGGCGTATGCGGCGCAGTCCCGGTTGCCGGAAGAGGCCCGAAAGGCTATAGACGCATTTTATACGAATGCTCGGTATTCGGAAACGAAACAGCGCGCGGAAATATTGAAGCGCGTTAAGGAACTGGAAAGCAAACTTGCCGAGGTGACAACGGAAGCGGCAGAGAAAGCCGCGGAAGTGAAAAAGCTAGTGGAAGATAAAGCCGCCGAGCCTGTGAGCGACCTGCGCATGCTGTAAGAGGAGGAGCTATGCGAAGAACAAAGAAACTGATCGCGTATACGGTGCTGCAGGCAGTGTTCACCGCCGTAGCGCCTCTGGCGTTCCTGTTCACGCAGTACGGAGCCACGACGACGGGCGTGCAGTATAAGCTGCCGCTCGGCGTTATACTGGTGGCGGTCGTCACGCTGTGGATCGCGAAGAATACCCTGCTAAGACCCCGAATAGCGAAGCTGACGGCGAGTATAGCGCAGCACGAGTCGGACCTGAAAGTGGAAGCCGACCAAGCGAAGATACGAAATCTTGAGAACGCCTTGAAAACCGAGCGCGTGACCGAAACAATTCTGAATGCGGTAATGCCGCTGCTTGTCCTGTCGGGCTTACTGGTGCTGTGTAAAGCCTTAGAGAGCGCCGTGCTGGTGCTATCAGGCGCGGTCGGGTTCACACTCGCGTCGTTTGCGGTAGGCACAGTGTGCGGCGTGCTGGCGGCCAGAGAAGTGACGGGGAAACATCATATTAAGGAGAGCAAGAGCAATGGAGAGAGTTAAAAGAGTGCTGCCGTTTCTGTTGACGGGACTGCTGGTAATAACGCTGTTTGTGGTGCAGTTCGTGGTGTTCACTCCGAACGGCACGGCGGATATGAAAGCGTTCTGGACGCGTCTGGCAATCAACGTGTTCCTGCTGGTGACGGCAGCGTTCATATGGTGGGGCGGCGGTATGGACCAGGCGAAGCAGGAAGAAAAGTCGGCGTACCGAACGAATAGCACACTGTACGGGAAGAAAGTGAGCGCAATGGCGGACGACGGACGGCTGCGGCAGTTTCGAGAGTACTGCAAGCAAAAGACGGACGAGCTACGGACGAGTAAGGAGAAAGCGCAATTACTGCGCGTAGGCATAGACCGGAAGCAGTACGAAGAGTTGAAAAGCCTGACGGTGGAAGCGCTGCGGCAGAAAGGGTACATAAGCAAGCAGATCCGAGCGATACGGAAAGTGCGGGAAGGGCGCGTAAAAGTGCGAGAGATCAACCCGATGGAGCTGATGACGGACAGCAAGGCGCGGGACGAGTACGACGTGCACTACGACGAGAAAGCGGAGCGGACGGCGTGGACGGTGCGTAGAGTGATACGAGCAACGGTGACGGCAGCGTTCATGGCGTTTCTGGTGCCGGGATTGAGCGAGGACATAACGAACATAACGGTGTGGTCGATGTTCCTGCTGCAGCTGCTGACGATAACGTGCACAGCGTTCCGAGCGTATCGAGACGGGTACATAGAGATAGCGGAGACGAAGAACAAGATAATCCTGCGGCGGATCGCGTTACTGGACGAGTTCGAGGAGTGGGCGGCGGTACCGCGCTTACCGGCGCCTGGGAATAAGTGAAGAGAGGGAGATAATAACAAGCGGCTGCTCGTAGGAGTGGCCGCTTGTTTTTTCATGAGTATATTGTTATTTAACGTCATAATTCGCCATTATTTATTGAATTTTATTAAAACGCGTTAAAAACGGCTTGACGATTGCAAAAATTTTGCATATAATAGAAAGTACTAAGAACTATCATGAAAATAGTAAAATCGTCTAGACCTAAATGTATTAACGTTGTACGAAAGAGAGTATTAAATGGATTATATACTTTATCATGGGACAGCAAACAGTAATGCCGAAAATATAATACAGACAGGAAAATTTATCGCAAGACATAAAGAAATTCATTATTTAGGACAAGGTATATATTTTTACGAAACGCCAAAAAGAGCCGAAAACTGGATAAAAGTTTTTTATGGATCTTGCGGAGTAGTTTTAAGGGCAAATATTTCTGTTGATAGTAACGATATATTAGATTTGAGAAAAAAGGAACATAGAAAAAGAGTTGTAAGTATTGTAAAACAGTTGAAACAATTAACTCCGTACAATATAGAACAGCAAGACATCGAAACAAATTTTAAGAAATACAGATGCTTTTTATATGATTGCATTTCACTAGAAACAAAATGTAAACTGCTTATAAGTAATGTAATAAATTCGTCAGAGTTGTGGGCATTAAGCGTCCCGGATGAAAAAGATTTGCAATATTGTGTGAAAGATAATAGTATAATAACAAGCGTAAGTATGTTTCGAGAGGTAAAGGATTGGTTGATAGTATGAATATAGAGAAGATAAAAGGAATAGCCGCAGAATACGGTTTAGTGTTGGCGGAAACAGAAGCCGAAAAACAAGCGTATGAAGAGTTAGGTTATCAGAAACTCGATTTTGAGATAGAAAAAATTTTGCCTGAGTTGTATGTTGCTTATGAGCCTAATTTAACTTTTTACGGCAATAGAGAAAATAACTTGCTTAAAGCGGACAAGAAAGCATTTAAGTATGCTGCGTGAGGTGACTATATCATGATGGAAAAAGAATGTAGAAGTGGACTGCGGTTAGATTATTTATACTTTAAGGACATAAAATGCTCACGAAAAAGTCGAATTGAGAAAACAGAATTAAATATTAATTACAAAATAAATCAACAAGTAAAAAACGATGTAGCAAAGGTAGAAATTGTAACTGAAATTGTAGCACAAGATAATAGTATTAACGTGCAGGTTACGACATTTGGGCAGTTTACGCTTGTGGATGGAAACAATGAATACGACGAAAACACAAAAAAAGATATGTTGCGGTTGAGTACTGTAGCAATTATGATGCCGTATATCCGTAGTCAAGTATCAATAATAACTACACAACCTGATTTGACTCCAATATTATTGCAACCAGTGGATGTTACGTTATTAATGGCTCAACAGGCATAATTAACTATAGGCTCTAATTTAAGCACACTCCCGGCAAACCGTACATCCGTTTGCCGGGACTTTTTTCATAATTTACCAAAAGGATATTGACATCGCAGTATAA